TTTAATGCATAGGTGTAAACATAAACGTTACCACCATACTTAACGATATCGTTAGATTCGTAAGTGGTTGCATTGCTCCATTCACCAGCAAAGTGGAAGCGTAATTTTCCAAGATCAATTAGTTGACTCATATTATATTAGCCTCATAAGTAAGTGTCCTTTATTTCCCCACTCAAATTGAATAGTATCTTTTGACCAAACCCATTGTTTGTAGTCATACTTATCAATCACATCTGCTTCTGGAAGCGATACTGGGGTATCTCCGTCTAAAATTTCAATGTTTAAATTGCCTGTGTCTGGGTCTAGACGGAACCCGTAGAACACCTTGTCGGCTAAATCTGTGCCAGTATAAAATCCGCTCATTAATCAACTCCTTGTAGGATTGAAAAAACTACGTCAAGGCTTTGAGCTACTAGTGCACTAACAACTAGGCTATCGCCTGGTAGTAACACAAGCTTATTGCCCTTCATTAGTTCAAAAGGATCGCCAGCATCTATTCGTTTGTTTTTATGCACAAAGGTGTCAACATTACCTCTGCGTGTTTTAATTGTAAAAGGTACTGTAGTAGACAGCAAGTTGCTGATACTACAACCGATTACAATGGCTTTTTCTGTGGCGGTATAGGCCACAACTTCTGTTGTGCCTACGCCATTTGCGATTGCATTGGTAAATGTTGTTGCCATATTTTACCCCAGTGCAATTGCCATAACAATGGCTTTTTGCGTTGCAATACTTTCTATAATAGCAGTACCACCGCCTTCGGCGTTTGTAATACTGCTGATTGTATTTTGTGGATTCTTGAAATAGATTACGCCATCAGCGTAGTTTAAAGCAATCTCACCATGCTCTAAATCTTCTGGCTGAGGAATTCTGCCAACTACACTACTTCGTTTTAATTTTACAATTGGTTCGGTCATACGGCCCTCACTTAGTAAGTGCCGCAGTCAAGTTGTACTAGTTCTACTAATCCATCAGTTACTGTAAATTGGCTGTTTATAAACTTTGACAAACCTTTGACAATTGTAGTAGCTGTTGGAATAACTGTATGAGAGATTGCAGTTACTAAACCTTTGGCATTTACTGCTATTGTAGGTACTGTAACTGAGTCTCCATAAGTTCCTACATTTGAGTTAACTGTGGCCAGTGTAAATGCTGCCGATACATCTTGTGTGCCGTTTACTGCAGCCAGTGTAGCAGTACCGTCACCAGTTAGGCTTAGTGCACGAGCTGTTTTCCATGCGGTAGCTGTTGAAGCATTACCAACTAGCTCAGCGTAAACGTTTGTAACTGTTAAGTCTTTGTTTAGTACCCAACGATCATCTCCGCTGTTGTATAGTATTGTTGCTGGAACTGCAGGTCCGCGAACAGTAATACCACCACCATCAGCCATTGCTGCTGAGGTAGCGTCTTTGGCTAGCTCAATGTTTTTATCGCCAATTGCAACTGTTGTAGAGTTAACTGTGGTAACAGTTCCCAATACAGTAAGGTTACCAGTGATCGACGCATTGCCATCAATATTGATGTTTGCAGCAGTAATGTCGTTTGAATACAATGTACCGTTGATTGTTGCATCATTGAATGTAACATTCGATGTAGGCCCAACTGCTTGTGGTAAACTGACTGTAATTGTATTATTTGTTACGGCTGTTGTAATACCTGTGCCACCGGTAACAGTTAGTGTGTCCGTTAGCAAGCTAACTGTATCAGTTCCTGTATTACCAGCGATTGATAAGTTAGTTGCAACACTTACAGTACCTGCAGCGGTTAAGCGACCTTTAGTATCAACTGTGAACGTTGGGATTTCTGTTGCCGATCCATAACTGCCAGCAGTAACTGCTGTGTTGGCTAGTGTAATTGCAGCGCTAACGTTAGCGCTTCCATCAATTCCACTTAGTGTGGCTGTTGCATCACCTGTTAAACTCAAGTTACGTGGGTTTAGCCATTTGGTAGCAGTGTCTGCATTACCAATTAGGTCTGCTGTAACACGACGAGCTAAGAAGTCGCCATTTGAATCACGTTTTACTAGTGTGCCAATTGTGTTGGAATTAGTAGCTGCGTCAACCATGTCGGTATAGCGCTTACCACCAATAATAATGTGATTAACTGCATTACCAGCAGTTTCGGTTCCAAGACCAATATAAAGTCTGTCACCGCCGTTTGAACCATTGTCCGTTAAACCTGAATAGGCTAACTCACCCGCACCCAATACCCCAGGATTGCCTGACGTTTCACTGCGTTTTATTCTTAAAATAGAAGCCATTGCTTATCCTTTAAAATTGTCCGGCTTCAAAAATTTGTTTATCTAACAAATTAGTAGCTGTCCATTTATTTGTTTGGGTGTTATAAACTAACACACCACCGTCTTGTAAGCCAGAAATATCTACGTCTCCTGATGCCATAATTGAGTTTACAGCAGGCGGTGGCATCATACCACTGGTAATAATTCTTGCAGGTTTGTCGTCTGTTACAACGCGGTTAATTATTTGTTCTTGTACAACGCTAGTATCACCACTTTGGGTTACTACAACTTCAGTTGTCATCGTGTAACCTCCTGAACTAGCGTTAAGTTTCCATTAATAAATGGTATTACGTTATTGCCGTTATAAAGCTCTAGGCTATACACAGCTGTTGAAAATGTAAAGTTTTGCGTGACATTTGCCAGCAGGGTAATTTGAATTGTTTTAGTTGTGTTGTCCAAAACAATTTGATTATTCTGTGTTGTTGCTTCGTGCAGTACAGTGGTACTGTCCACAGTTTCACGAATTTGCATACGAGCAGCCAGGCCGGTTAGTGGAACTGGTTGATTAAACTCAACAACTCCACCGCTAGTATAAGTAGTATAGCCTAAACTATTTACTTGGTTGATTTCAATCTTGTTTGCTACTGCAGCTTGTGCAGCTGCAACAGTTGCTTGATTAGCTGTGATAGCACTTTGCCAATTTGAGTAAGCAGTATTTACAGACTGTAATTTTGGCGCAAAGTTACTAGGTACTGGAGGGCTTATCTGTGTATTTGTCATTATATACTGATAAGTCTGCTGTGGAGTCATGTTTGCCCAAGGTCTGATTGTTGGAGCAACTGTTTGAGCATCAGCAGTTTTCATGTCGTTCCAACTATCAAGTTCTCCAAGATAAATCTCTTCCAACTCTTGCTCATTAATAAGTGTTGGTGCAACAGCATTATAAGCTGTTGACAAGTAGTAGGCTTCATCTCCAACTGAGTTAATTTCTTTCATACCACCAGCACCTGCTACACGAAATCTCCAGCCTACTGGTAAATTATGGGGTGTGGTTGTGGTAACTACGCAAGGAGCTGCTTTTGCAATAGACTGAATTGGTACATAAACTTTTGTTTCTGATTCCCAACGAAATGTCTCTTGAAAGGTGCTGCCTTGGTAGATTTTATAGTTGATTTTTGCTGGCTGCATGGACTTTTGTACCCTTCTGTTTTTCAGCTAGTTGCTTGAATAAACTTACTTCTTGTGTAAGTGCACACACTTCAGTTCGTAGATTTTGGTTTTCTACAGTTAGTTTTTGTAGTTCTGTGTTTAAAGCAATAACTTCTGTGTGCAACCTGCCAAGCTCTACGCTAAGCTTAGTGTTCTGCTCACTCATGCGTTCCAATTCTGTGTGCATAAGAGTTATAAGTGAAGTTTCTGCTTCAGTACTTCGCCAATTTTTTAAGATTTTTTGCACACCTACAAAAACCGCTATTACTGCTATTGCAACTAAGCTGGTAGCTTGTAGATTTTGCTCAAAATTAGAATCCAACATATGTGAGTTCTCCCTGTATATACGGGCTGTAAACTGGACAGCCGGTTAGTTTATTTAACTGATTACGAGTCAGTATAATCCCTGTTTTAACGTAAAATTGGGAGACTACGGACAATTTGATATATTATAGCATATAGGGTACAAATTGTCAACATAAAAAAATACCCTGCCCATTTGCATGGACAGGGTAAAATTCAACAGTTACCAGCCAGTTATTTCCATGCTGTGTGCATAAAAACTATATAGCTGGTATTGAATCGACGAATTAGAACGTTTACCGTAAATTGAAGAGTCTTGCGCTGTTTTAGCAGAAACATCTTCGGGCAACAAACTTACAAATATATTTTTGTGCGTTCCTGTACTACGAATAATTTGCAGCAACTGTGATTTGTCTGATTCTGGTAGTAAGCTAAAATCAAAACTAAACATATCATGCATAAACTTTCTGTCTGTAACAAGATCGCCGCTATCGCGTCTGGTATTTTCTGAGTTATCAACAAACTCAAAACTAGCACCATTTTGTATGTTAAACTGTGGTGACCAGTATTCTCCTATAACCAGTCTGGCTGAGTCAATATAGCCCAGCGGATTTGCTGAGTCCGTTACGTCAATTACAACTGCACGAACGTTGCTGGGTTGGCTGGTTATCCACACAGCTATTTTTGTGCTGCCACCATAAGCAAAAGTATTTGCACTTAAGCCTTGTGGCCACTGTTTAGGGTCTATGTTATAGCCCGGTGTTGCAGGTAAGGTACCTGAACTGTAGACGAGTTGAGTTGCTTGTTCGTCACTGTATAGTCTAACTGCGACTGTAGCTGTACTAGTAACACTAGTGCAGGGTATTGCTACACACCCTACTTTTTGAGCAGAACTCCATTTAAGATTATAAGTAACACTAGTGTTAGTACTACGATGTACTTGGGTTTTTAAGTCTGTTAGAAGATTGCTGGCCACCAAACTACCGCTAGTGCTATTAGCAGTTAGTGTAGTGGCGGTGTCTGCAATATTTCTGTAAACTATTCGCATATTTGACATATAGTACCTTAAGTTAATGTTTGATTTGTTAAATCAACTTGAGGTGGGGGTGCATCTTGCTCAGCATCACGAGCTTCGGCGCAATCTAAATAAAGTGAGTATAGTGCTAAGTATATCATACTCTGCTTTACTACTACACCTGTTCTTTCACCAGTTTCAGGATCTCTTAAATTAATTAAATACTCTGGGTCATACGTTGTTTGTACGGTACCTCTATTAGTATAAAACTTTTGCTCGCCTATAACTGCCACATCTTCTTCCATAAAGACAATTGGCTTTGGAATATCTTCTAAATAGTTACTAATGTTTACCTGTTTGGCTCTTCTCCAAACTGTGCCTTCGGCAGTTGTTTCTTTATAATTTGCCATCTTATCTCCTTACAGCCATAGGCCATACTGAACTGGGGTTTCTCGAATGTAATTCCATGGTAGTACACATCGTAACTGTACATCAAACTGTGCTTGCGCTACGGTTGGGGGGCGTATTTGAGTAAATGCACTATAAGTAAAATTTACAGGGACGTTAACTGTGCTAGTAAATCCTGTTGTCCAGGCAGTCCAGGTATTTTCCGGAGCATTTGCGGATTTTATACGATACTCAATAACAAAGTTACGCTGCTCTGGATAAGTTGGAGTACTTGTTATTTGTGCATATACAGTGCGTGTAGCACCATTTGCATTTGTTCCAGTAACTGTAAAGTCGAACCCATATATTGGCCAAGTTTGTACGCTTGAAGTACGAGTTATAGTATAATCTGCATATCCAGGTGAACTAAGTTTTACTTCGAAATCAAACGTGCCATTATTGCCTCCTGGATTAGTGTTATATACAATCGCCGGTGCTGTCATATTGCCAGGACTAACAACTAAACTACTACCACTACTCGTTGTATTCCAGCTACCGTACCCTGTGACCGCACCAGCACTTGCTGCTGGTTTTGCACGAAATAATACACTAAAAGTTCTGGAAAATGGG